AGGCCACTGTGTCAGTTACAGATGGAAGCTGCAGGTGCTAGGAAAGCAGATAAGAACTACAGTTTCAAAATGATTGTTACTTTTGGAGACGCAGTAGAAGCAATATTAAAAGCTGTGTTATCTTCTTGTGACATTAAATATGAAGAAGGTACTAGGTTTAATATAACTGATAGTATCTCTGGTGAAACTGATTTGTACACTGATGATAGAGTAGATGATATTAAATCTTGTAGTCCTTGGGCATATCGTAATAAGTTTTTAAACTTTAAAGGCATGAAAAGCCACGACACCTTTGGCTATCTAACTCAACTACATCTTTATGCTTTTGGATCTAAGAAAAAAGTTGGTGGTTGGTGGGCAGTTAATAAATCAAGTGGTGAAGTTGCATACCTAGAAGATGAGTCTTCTGATGAAGAAGTACAACAATCAGTTGATGATGCTTTTGTAAAAGTAAAAGCACTAGAAGACAATAAACCATTTGAAAGATGTTTTGAAGATGAGCCTGAAACCTTTCGTAAAAAAGAAACAGGCAATAGAGTATTAGGCGAAGTATGTTCCTGGTGTGATTTTAAATTTAGTTGTTGGGAAGGATTAGAATATAAACCTCAACCAGTATCTTCTGCAAGAGAACCTAGATGGCTTTACTATACACATACAGAGGACAAGAATAATGTCGAAGAAAAGAAAAGTTGAAGTTAATGAAGATGATGTGGTCATTGTCGTTACTCCTAGATTAGATAAAGATAATGAGTGGATACATGAAACAAATGTACATTTCTCTAAGAAACATTTTACCGATGAAAAAGCTGCTGTTGCGTTGTCTGAATTATGTCGTGCAATGGTTGGCTTCAGCTATGCTGCTAATAATGATGACATTCTTTTTTATTCAGGTGTTTTTTATAGAATCCTTGAAGGAGATTTTAAAGACAAGCGCAGAAAAGTTACGAAAAAAGATAATGTAATATATTTAGACAGGAACAACGATGACTAAAAAGAAAGAAGATGTTGTCAATGAACCCTCACATTACAGAGCAGGTAAGATAGAAGCTATAGATGCTATCGAAGCGTCTATGTCTAGTAAGGAATTTCGTGGGTATTTAAAAGGTGCTATGCTTAAATACATCTGGCGATACACATATAAAGATCGTGCTTTAGAAGACTTATTAAAAGCACGTTGGTATCTAGATAGGTTAATACAAAAGGTAGCAGATGCAGATAATTCTAACAGTGAGTCTAACCCTGGACACTGAAGAGTATCCTATACCAGTTGATGGAGAAATAGCAAATGAATTGGAACAGATCGTCACAGACGCATTCTACGACATCGAAGGGATACAAATCCAAAAGATTCAAACGAAGAGGTCAATGGCCTCCTTTAAAGATACAATTTGAAGAGGGACAACGAGCCTTTTATAATGGCAAATTAAAAAATCCCTACAATGTAAACAACATAAGACATAAGGAGTGGGAACGTGGTTTTAACTCCGCATATTTTAACAACAAGAAAAGAAGAGAACGAAGATGAATGAGATAAATTTACCAACAGACTATCAAAGTTTTATTCATATATCTAGATACGCTAGATGGATTGAAGACTTTAATCGTAGAGAAACCTGGAATGAAACAGTTGATAGATATTTTGATTATATGGAAACACACCTAAGTAAGAAATATAATTACAAATTAAGCACAGAACTTAGAAGTAAATTACAAAATGCTGTGTTAAACTTAGAGATTATGCCATCCATGAGAGCTTTAATGACAGCAGGCATAGCATTAGAAAGATGTCATGTTGCAGGATATAATTGTTCTTATCTTCCTGTTGATAACATAAGATCTTTTGATGAGTGTCTTTACATATTGATGTGTGGTACAGGTGTAGGTTTTTCTGTTGAGAGTAAGTACACTAAGCAGCTACCTGTAGTTAATGAAAAACTTATTGAAAGTGATACAACAATAATTGTAGGCGATAGTAAAACAGGATGGGCAAAAGCATACAGAGAACTTATACATTTACTTTATGCAGGCACGATACCTACCTGGGACTTATCTAAATTACGACCTGCAGGTGCTCGTCTTAAAACATTTGGTGGTAGGTCTTCTGGTCCTGATCCATTAGATGATTTGTTTCAATTTACTGTAGGTATATTTAAAAATGCAGTAGGTAGAAAACTAAAGCCTATAGAGTGTCATGATATTATGTGTAAGATTGGATCAGTTGTAGTGGTAGGTGGTGTAAGACGATCTGCATTAATTAGTTTATCCGATTTAAATGATCAAGAAATGGCACTAGCTAAATCTGGTGAGTGGTGGAACACACAAGGACAAAGAGCATTAGCTAATAATTCTGTGTGCTATAAAGAGAAACCACCTATAGGTATTTTTATGAGGGAGTGGTTAAACTTATACAACTCTAAGTCTGGAGAACGTGGCATATACAATAGACAGTCTGCTGTTAGTAAGTCTTTAGAAAATGGCAGACGAGATACCGAACATGAGTTTGGAACTAATCCTTGTAGTGAAATTATATTAAGGCCATATCAGTTCTGCAACTTAACAGAAGTTGTTGTTCGTTCTGATGATACTCTTGCCTCACTAAAAAGAAAAGTAGAGTATGCTACGATACTTGGTACATTTCAATCTACCCTCACAGATCTAAAATATCTAAGAAAGATTTGGAGAGATAATACAGAGCAAGAAAGACTTCTTGGTGTTTCTCTTACAGGTATTATGGATAGTGAATTACTTAATGATGCAACAGATACAGGCTTAGAAAAAAGATTACAAGAACTACGCCAAGTTGCAGTCGATACAAATTTAGGTTTATCTGATGCACTTGGCATTGAACAGTCAACAGCTATCACTTGTGTAAAACCTTCAGGCACTGTATCACAACTAGTTAATTCAGCTTCTGGAATTCATGCAAGGCATTCTAATTATTATGTAAGAACAGTAAGAGGCGATAAGAAAGATCCTCTAACACAGTTTTTAATTGATCAGAACATACCTTGTGAAGATGATGTGATGCAGCCAGATAATACTACGGTGTTTAGTTTCCCTGTAGAGTCACCTGAAAAAGCTGTTACTCGTAATGATACATCAGCTCTTGCTCAACTAGATTTGTGGTTAGTGTATCAGAAACATTGGTGTGAGCATAAACCTTCTGTAACTATTACTGTTAAAGAAGATGAGTGGTTAGATGTAGGTGCATGGGTGTATAATAATTTTGATAATGTAGCAGGTATATCTTTCTTACCCCATACAGATCACACTTATAAACAAGCACCTTATCAAGAGTGTAGTAAAAAAGATTATTTATCTTTAGCAAAAAATATGCCTGACAATATTGATTGGTCTTTATTGTCTGAGTATGAAGTAGAAGATAGTACAAGAGGAGGTCAAGAATTAGCATGCACAGCAGACGCATGTGAGATTGTTGATATAACATAATGTCAGTAAAATTTTCAATTAGAACTAGTTATGTAAGTAGTACTCCATATGACTTTGATTCAGAGTATAATTTTGAATCAGTCCATTTGGATGAGGCTGTCTATCATATAGAAGCTATACTGCGTGCATCAGGATTTGTCTTTGATAGGTTAGAGGTAGTCAATGACAGAGAAGAAGAAGAGTTACCTCAATTAGATTTTGACTTTGAATTAACATAGGAGAATAACATGTCAGATAAAAAAGAAAAAGTAGAAGAAGCAAAAGAAGTAGTGGAAGAAAATGTACCACAAAATTATGTAATTAGCCTTGAGTTACTTAATGAAGTAGTAAATATTTTAGGCCAACTTAATTACAAATCTGTTTTCCAGGTAATGGAAAAAATAAGATCGTTACCTGCTGTTCAGCTTGATGAAAATACTAAGGAGACTAAGTAGTGCTGTCGTTACTAGGATCAGTTCTCGGCTTTGGAACTTCTTTTCTCCCCTCCGTATTAGGATTCTTTGAAAAGAAACAAGCCAATAAACAAGAACTACTTATGCTAGAGGCGAAAGCTAAATACGCCTCTGAGCTAAGTAAATTAAAATTAAAAGAACTAGATGCAGAAGCAGACATAGAAGAAGTAAAAGGTTTGTATAAACATGCTGAGTCATTAGCTCAAGCAAACAAATCTACATTTGTATCTGCTTTACAGGCATCGGTGCGACCAGTTATAACATATGCTTTCTTTAGTATATTTGCATTTGTTAAAATTACTTATGTAATATTAGCTACACAAGGCGGAGAAGACTTATTACCTGCTATACTAGCTGCTTGGGATGAGGAAAGTCAAACCATCTTTGCCGCTATAATTAGTTTCTGGTTTGGGAATCGTTTATTTAAAGCAAGGAATAAATAATATGGCAGAGATAAGAAGACCTGTAGAGTTTACGGCACTACCTGAAGGACATGCTATGCTTACCCCTTTTGGACCACATATTGTGTATTCAAGGATGCCTAATAAAATAATAAAATCTTTAAATAAATATGTGGATTTAAAACTAGAAAAAGGTAGAGCTAAAAAGCTAGACCATTCAGAACATTTAGTAGGTAAAGTATCTCAAGAGTTTAGAATAGATCAAAAGCAGATAGAAAAGATGGCAGGGTTTTTTAATTCTGCTTTTGGTGCGTATTATCAATTTCATTTACAAAGACGCAATCAAAAACTTAATGACGATAGTGCAATTAATGTGTACTACAATGGTGCATGGATAGTTAGACAGTTTGCAGGAGAATATAATCCTGCACATGTTCATACCGAGTGTCAGATATCTTGTGTAGGATATTTACAAGTTCCAGACTTTTCTGTTGAAGAAGAAAAAGAAAAGAAAAAACATTTTCCATCTCACGGTAATATAGAATTAATACATGAAGGTAATAATCAGTGGCATCAAGGTAGCATGAGAATTAAACCGCATGTGGGGGACTTTATAATATTCCCTAGTTACTTATTACATACTGTGTATCCTTTTAAAGGAGACGGAGAAAGAAGATCTTTTAGTATGAACATAAGTTTAGATGTAGTTAAGAAGGATAAATAATATGTCAGAAGAAATTAAAGTAGTGCAAGTAGAAAAGAAGTCTTGGTATAATAATGCTGAAGGCTTTGATAAGTGGCGAGTGTTTCCACGAATATTAATAACATTGTATGGTGTTATGTTTTACAGAACGTGTATGTGGTTTATGTCATTGCCTGATCCTACAAATTCTCAATCAGCATTTGTATCTGTTATAGTAGGTGCAGGCGCAGCGTGGTTTGGATTATACGTTGGCAAAAAATAAACAAGAATTTTTTAAGTACAAAGACCAAGCTATGGCTAGGCACGAAGAATTATATGAAGACTTTGGTGTACTATTAAGTAAACCTTACCACGATATTGAATTTAATTGTTGGATATTGGAGTGGTCTAGCCCACAAAGTAAGATATATGGTTTTGATACTGATTTAGAGGGTGAAAATAACCCAAATGCTTTAGGAAGCGAATAGAAGCTCATACAGAAGAAAACAATCTTTTTGATACTGTAATATATAGACACCCTCAAAACCTTCTTAGATCGCATCTATGCAATCTTTTTTTTAAAAATCTCTAAAAATTTTATATGATTTGTAGTAGACATGCTAACACAGTATAGATTACTGCAAAACCTAGAACATTCTCCATGGATACCTCCTTATCTTATCAAAGACAGTTATATCCATATTTAAATATTAATCAAATTAATAGTATCAATACATACTATTCATCAAATAAATTATTGAGCTAGTGGATTATCGTTGTTACCTAGCTTATCCATTCTACCTTCAAGTCTGTCTAATCTCTTTTCTATATTCTCAACTTTAGTTTCTAGTGGTGCAATGTTTACAGTCTTAAACTTTCTCTTCTCGATATTATCAAGACGTAAATTAAATTGTCCCCAGGTGTAGAAGCCTCCACCTATTGCGGTGATCACCCCTACTATGGTTATGTACTGTTGAAGTTTAGGTAATATATTTTTCATCTTATTCTCCTATTAAAAAATTCACTAGGTTGTCCCTCTATGATTTGACCTAATGTATTTATACTATTACTAACAAGTTCTCCATATGCTGCAACATTGTCTTGCATTGTTACTTGAGCATACATAGTTCTTGGTTCATACCAATTGGATTGATCTGGTATGGCCATATCGGTATATGATGTAAAGCCTGGTAGATAATTCATATAGGCAAGGAGTGTTGCTTGTCCTGCTGTATCATATGTACCTGACTCTTGTTCTTGTTGTTGTGACTCTTGTTGTTGAGCTCGTATATTACTAGCTACTATTTGATCTGCTATTTGATCTGCCTCAGAAGCTGTTACCATAGTGCTAGTCATACTTTCTATTTGATTATCCATTGTTGTTACCTGCACTTCAGCCATAAC